GGATTTGTGAGCCAGCAACTGAACGCCCTGAGTTGGGTGAGTCCTTCGTATGCTGGGTGCCGAAGACCCCGCTGAACTTGGCACCGACAAAAGATTGTCGTCAGGAATGGTTCTACAGTCCTCGCTGTTGGTCGTCAAGGTTTTTTATGTGCTTGGGGTGGGAGGGCTTGGTTGATTTCTTTTATGCAACTCATGGGGATACAGTTCACATCCCCCACCAGATCTCCGGCAAACTCAGCCGATGCGGAGATGGTGATGTATTCGGAGGTTCTTATTAAGACCCAGCCAACGGTGTGCATGATCCCTGGCTTGAGTTCGTATGCTTCTTCTTTGTCATTCCAGGTTTCTTCCAGAGCGGCTGTATCTTCCCAGACCACAATGACCAACTCTGGCAAAAGGTGGGTTTCAGGGTTGTATTCCATATTTCTCTAGATCCTTTGGGCTTATATGTACCATCCAGGGATTGTCGTCGATCCAAATGTCGAACTCTTCCCCCAGTTCTTGGCAATGGGGCTTCTTGGCCTTGCCGCTGGTAAAAATGATCGGGACAGAATGACCAAGGAAATAGGGTATTTGGTCTTCAGAAGATTTACGAGGGGGTCTGGCAGTGACCACACAGACCTCTATATCGTGCATTTTACAGAGGTTTACGAAGTCTTCCCAGAATACGGGGTGTCTTGTAATCGTGCCGTCAAAGTCTAGGGCTATCCTCATCGTCTTCCTCTTCCTCATCGTCTTCCCGGTTCATGGTGTCAATAAAGAAACTAAGGCTTTCGTCAATGAATCGCTCCATCAGTTTCTTTGAGAAGTACATTTTAATCAGGTGGTGATCAGAGGGTGAGGTGAAGAGGAGAACGAAGGTTTCGGTTTCATCTTCGTATTTGTACCAGAAGTCGAGTTCTTCGTTGGTAGAAGACATTTGTTCCCTCATATTTTGATTCCTCTTTTTGTGAGATAGGGCAGGACTATCTCTATTGCTGATCCTTCTCCCCACGATCCAAAGAAGGCATTGAGTGCCCTGCAGATCATGCGGCAGTTCTGTTTTGTGTATCCTAGTTCGGGAACGATTCTATCAATAGTGGGTGCCCTCGGAGAGAGCTGGCCAGCTCTTGATTGCAGGTCAAAGGAGACCCCTGAGAGTTCACAGGTTCCATCTTGGAATCTTTTCTCTACCCACTCTTGATCTAGCTCGAACTCAATATTTTTTTTCTTTGCTCGTCGTTTTGCTGCGTGTAAAAGTCTGCCGCATCTGTGTTTGTTGTTAGTCCTGAGATGGTGTTTCCTGCAGGTCTTGCATACATTGAGGTGTCTCTTTTTCTTGTAGTTTTTGTCTCGGAAGAACTGGAAGTGTTTTTTGTTGAGGGGGAGCTTCTTCTGGCAGATTTTACATTGGAGGGTTTTTATGGGTTCTAGTCTTTCTTGCGTTTTTTGTCCGAGAGCAAGACCAGCAGGATGGTGATCCCTATTCCCAGAAGGAAGGTAAGGAAAGCTGGGTCCATGAACAGGAAGCCTGTATCGTAGATCTTCTCGTACCTAACCGAGATCCCGTCCCCTCCAGGTCCAATCAAGATCAGGTCAACTATCGGGGTTCCCTTGGTATCTACCTTGACGAACTTGGATTCAAACTTTTGTGGGATACAGCCGGATAGGGCGGTGAGGAGAACGGCAATGGCTACGGTTGTGATAATGAAGGTGACATAGAAGTCTATGAGGTTTTTAGGGGTCTGCTTCTTTTTCAAATGCCTCCTGTGAAAAGAAAGTGGAGAGGGAAGCTGGTTGCCGCACTAGCGAAGGCTCCCCTCTCCTGGGGAAACAATCAGACTGGAATGAAATCTGATCGCTTGGAAATCTCGTTTTGAATCAGAGTTCTGATTTTCAAGATTCGCTCCTTTTGTTGGAGGTTGGCGATTTGTTGTTCTTGAAGTTCAGTAAGGCAAGTGTCTACGATTTCTCTTATGCCTTTCATTTTAATTGCTTGGTGATTCGTTTGAGTTTTTTTTGCAGTGGCGGTTTTGGCACTTCTTTTCTTGCTTCTTTTTCTAACTCTTGCCATTTCTGATGAATACTCCTCCATAAAGAGATAAGGAACGAACTGGTTTCTTTAGTTAGGTTTAACCCGTTCTGAACAATGTCAAGAAATCTATGTTGGGTATCATCGTCGTTGTGTTTAAGCCATGTAGAGTCAGTATACCCTGCAGACTTGAAGATTGTTTTCTTCTTTTCTGATTTGATCCAGAACTCAAGTGGCTGGGGTACGCCGTTTTCAAAAGGGATAAAGATTCCTAGCTTGTAGGAGTTCCCCTTAACAGATTGGTAGGTTTGCTGGTGATAGACTTCATGCCCACTTTTTGACTTGTCCATTGGTGTTGCCTCGCCTTCTGTGGGCAATATACATCTTTTTGTTTTGTTTTCAATAGCGTAGGATTTGGCTTATTAACAATGGAAAGCGGTGGCCGGAGTGAGGGAAACCCCAAGAGAAGTTAAATCTCCAGACAGGATTGCTCGTAAGGTTTTAAGAAAAGCTGAAAGTAAATCGGATGCTGGGGCAATGTGGATCGCTGGCCTTGATCCGGTTCGTAAGTACCAGATTGTGGATTTTGCCAGTCAGTTGTCGCAGTTAATCCCCATGTCTCAGAGTCATATCTCAGAGTCTCAGTTTATTAAGAAGTTGTCTAACGCTGGCCATTACGAGTCTGCTCTTAAAATGCTAAAGCGTTTGGTTGGAGATCTTCGTGGTTGGATTGGTCCATACGACATATGGTGGTGTTATAGGTATTGCCACTACTATGTAATGTATTCGAGGCAGGGTGCAGAGGAAGAGGATGCCAAGAAGAAGGCTGCAGTAAAGTTGAAATGCAAGATCCCGAAGCTCACGGCCCGTCTTGCTCGAAGAGACCTGTACTCTCTCATTAACGTGTTCTTGCTAAAATCTGCTGAAGAGTCTGAAGGTCACATTGCTATGAGTGTAGCGATCAGGGCTGGCGAGGGCTCAGTCAAGGATACAGAACTGTTCTATCGTTATGTGAAACGGAAGGAAGCAGACCTTGGTGGGGACAAGGAGCTTGATCCAACAATAATGACAGAGGAGGAACTTCTGGCCCATATCAAGAAAATGAAGAAGCAAATGGGAATAGTCAAAGATACCCCAGTGCTGGAGGATTCGGATGAGTAAGACTTGCCCACGTTGCCATGTTGCTGGTCGAGGTAGTGGGCGTTTGCTTATTATGCATATTGAGTCTCAAGCAATGAGGGGCCCGGTAGAATCTAGGCCGATTCGTTCTTGCCGCAAGAAGTCTTCTGAGGGCAAGATTTGTGGGTACTGGAGGTGGATGTAGATGGAACATGGCGATCTGGTTGATGAGTACAAACAACTCAAAGATCAAGCCCAGGTCTTCAGGGAAGCTCCATTCTTCTTCTTTGAGCCTTACGGTCAGCAAGTGGACTTCTTGGATAATCCAGCCCAGATCCGTTTGATTACTGGTGGCAACCGTACAGGCAAGTCAACCGTTGGTGTTGTGGAGGCACTGGCTCATTGCATGGGGTTCCGTCACGATGGGACAAGAAAAAACCTTCCCACCCCACCTGTCGATATCTTGGCAATGGTCAATGATCGCCGTAAGGCTGTAGACAAGATCTTGATGAAGAAGATCAAAGAGTTTTCGGCAAAGGGTTGGATCGAACACATCAAGAATGGAACGGACGGATACCCTGAGATCCTGCGTTTCTCGACGGGTTCAAGGCTCTACATAGGTTCTTATATGCAAGATCCTTCCACCTACGAGGGTCACGACTGGCATGGCGTTTGGTTTGACGAGCCTCCTCCTCGCCCGATGTTCGTGGCAGTTCGCCGTGGTTGTTTGGATCATGGTGGTCGGATCTGGTTTACTTTGACTCCTCTGAGTTGCCCGTGGATTTATAACGAGATTTCTTCAAAGGCTGACGGGATAAGGATTTCAGACTTCCACTTGGACCTTATGAATAATCCTTATATCCCTGAAAAGGAGAAACTTTCCTTCATGGAAGATTTGACTCCAGAAGAGATTGAGTCAAGGGTTCACGGCAAGTTCAGCCACCTCTCTGGTTCTATCTTCCCGGAGTTTAGACGGGAGAGTCATGTGGTATCGGGGTTTGAGATCCCTGATTCATGGCCTCGCTTCTTGGTGATGGACCCGCATGATCGTCGTCCGTGTTACATGGCATGGTTTGCGATAAACCCCAAGAACCAGTTGTTCTGTTATCGAGAATGGCCGCATGATCCTTTCCATTCCATCAAGACCTGCCGTAACTCTGTAAGGGATTATGTTTCGATCATTCACACAGAGGAGGGGAAAGAGTCTATCTATGAAAGGATTATTGACCCAAACTTCGGAAAGACTCCTTCGGTGTTTACAGGTAGGACACTTATAGAGGAGTATGAGGAACACAACATTGATTTCTATGCGGAGATCAATAACAACTTGGCACTTGGGCACCAGAGGATTCACGAGGTTTTAAGGACAGATCTTGGCGAGCCGAAGTTCTTTATCTTCGAGAATTGCCATAACATGGTCTGGGCCTTTGAGAACTATATTTGGAATCAGAAAGATATGGAGTCTGAGTATGGGGCAAAGGAAAGACCGGGAGAGGCTGGCAAGGACATGATTGATGCTCTTCGTTATCTCTTGGACTTCGAGCCTCAGTACAGCATGGGTCAATCAATAAGTTTAGAAGAAACCAGGGATCTTGGGGTTACGGGGTACGGGGGCTAAATGGAACAACATCCAGAGAGTCGAGGCATAGACCTCGGCCCACAAATCAAAGACGAGACTGTTGTTGATCTGGTTCAGCAGGTCGAGAAAGCGGTAGGAGATCGCTCTCAGTGGGAGAACAAGCAAAGAGTCTTTTACGAGAGACGCTTTGGTGTTCGGGGAGAAAAGAACTTCCCTTGGCCCGGTTCTTCTAACATCAACATTCCTTTGATTGACAAGACGATTCGCCGCCAGAAGCCGATCTATGTGAACGCAATCTTTGGGGTGAACCCGGTTCTTTCGATTGAGACTCTTGGCGAGGCTGATCCAGAGAGAGCGAGACGGATTGAGAACTTCTACGACTGGCTGATTCGTTACCAAATGGATCGTTGCCGTGAAACTCAGATTCAATCGGTCGATCACTTCCTCACTTACGGTCAGTCTTATATCAAAGTGGTTTGGGATCATCAGACTGAGAGGAAGACCAGAACGCTGGATCTATCCTTCTTGCCTGACGATGTGGATCGCAGTGAGGTGACTGATGAGGACTTCATCCAACTAGCTCCACAGATGGGGTTGGACCTGAACAACAAAGAGGACCAGATTGCTTTCGAGTCTGTCCTCAAACAGTTCCGTGACGGTAAGGAGTTCTTGAAGGTTTCCTTGCAGGTGGTGAAGCAGAACGCTCCTGCTTGGCACTTCGTTGATTCAAGGGACATTGTGGTTCCCTTTGATTCTTCCGATGACATGGATGCGTTGCCCTGGATTGCTCATCGTATGTTCTTGACTCCGGCAGAGATCAGGGCCAGAGGTATACAGGGAATGTATGACTCCGAGGTTGCTCAGAAGGTGGCGAAGGAGTCCAAGACTTCGGAGATTGCGAGTCGGGACAGTTCCTATGTGAACACGGCTAGGACTGTCAGAGAGGGAGTATCCGCTACTTCTGCAAGTGGTTCACACATTGAGGTTTACGAGATCTATTTCCACCATGATATCAATGGGGATGGCTTAGAAGAGAAGTGCGTGATGACCATCAGTGCCAAGGGCAATGAGGTCTTGCGTCTGATCGAATATCCTTACGAGCATGGCGAGTGGCCTTTCACTCGTTTCGTTTACGAGATCACCGAGCCTCGCTGGTATGCTCCTCGTGGGATTCCTGAACTACTGCATGATCTCAACTCCGAGATCAACGCCCAGCACAATGCCAAGCTCGACCGCATGACGATTCAAAACGCTCTGACCTTCAAGGTCAGGGAGGGCTCTGTCCGTAATCCTTCTCAGTTGCGCTTCCGTCCGGGTGGTTACATTCCTGTCAGGCGTATGGACGATGTGCAGCCCATTACGCATCAGGTCATGGATTATTCATTCGAGTCTGAAGAGAGGGCACTCAAGGCTTATGCCGAAGAGTATGTTGGCATTCAGGATTTCGGAATCTCCAATGTGAATCAGAAAGTAGAGAGAAGAACCGCTGCAGAGGTTCAGGAGATTTCTCGCATGAGCCAGATGCAAGCAGCACTGGACATTCAGATCTTCCAAGAGTCCATGAGGAGATTGCATCGTCAGACTTTGTTCTTGTGGTCACAGTATGGAGATATGTCGGTCATGGTGAACATAGACGGTCGAGAGCCTGTCATGTTCAACCGTTGGGATCTTTACACGGATTTCGATTTGATTCCGACAGGGAGACTGGACAACCTGGATTCAAGATCTCGTGCCCAGAAAGCACTGGCAGATATGCAGGTTGCTTCTTCTCCAACCTTCTCACCCTTCATCAACTCTTACGAACTTCTCCGTGATTACTTTGAGAATAGTGATTACAGATCTTCGAGGAGATTGTTACGGGCACCGGGGGTCATGGAAGAAGATGCCGCTAGTGGGCAACTGACTGAGATCCAGTTCATGCAGACGATGAAGGAAGTTGCTCCAGTGGATCAGGGTGACGCACACCAGATTCACATGGAGGTTTTGCAACAGGCGATTCAGGCGAACATGGAAGATCAGGAGTTGGTCTTGCTCTTGACGGGACACTTGGCATTGCACATGGCAATGCTGGGAGACAACTCAATGGTTGAGCAGTTGCAACAACAGGGGGCGCAGGTTCAGCAACAAGGCACAAGGATCTATATGAGCTTTCCCGCTCCAGATCCAATGGCACAAGGGGCACCACCTCAAGAGGCTCCACCACAGGAAGCCCCACCCCAAGAGCAACCACAACCTGAACCAGAGGGCGAGGTAGTTGCTTGAAACTCGAACAACTTTTAGAAGAGTACAATCTTCAAATGAAAGACTTTCGTGAGTATTGGCATGGACTAGAGGGAGAAGGAACCCCTCAAGCCCTACAGGGCCAGAAGAGGGCAGAGGAGCAAAGACGGCTAGAGGAGGTGATCCAGAATGGTACGCTGGCTTTTCTCGAAACAGTTCTTCGCCCACTGCAGGAGCAGTATCTTTCAACGGCCCTGACTGCCAGA